TTAACTGGCTTTTTTGATCTGCGGGAGATCGAAGGCTTTGCGCAATGCGCGGACAAACGCTTTGTCATGGCAGATGGTTTTACCCGGGCTGTCGGAGAGTTTCGCCACCGGCTTGCCGTTACATTCCACCAGCTTTATCACAATATTCAGAGGTTTTACCTGAGGAATGTCGCAGGTCAAACGGGTACCAATCCCGAAGCTCAGGTTCACTCGGGTGTTGAAATGGCGATAAAGTTCAACCGCTTTTGCCAGGTCAAGATTATCGGAGAAAACCAGCACCTTGCTCATCGGGTCAATGCCGAGTTTTTGGTAATGGGCTATCGCCTTCTCGCCCCATTCAACCGGGTCCCCGGAATCGTGGCGTAACCCCTGATAACGCTCAGCAAACTCGGGACCGAAGTCACGCAGGAAGGCATCCATCGTAATGCAGTCGGTGAGGGCGATCCCGAGTTGATCCGGGTACTCCTCAAGCCATGCGGCGAGGGCCGCGCGCTGGCTGTTAGCCAGATCCGGGCTGATTTGCTGATGCGCCTGGAACCACTCGTGCGCCTGGGTACCCATCGGCGTCAGGTTGAGGCGACGCGCCAGGTCGTAGTTACTGGTGCCCACGAACCACGGCTCCTGCTGCAGACGTTTAACGATGGCCTGCTGAACCTCGCGAGAGAAACGGCGACGGGTGCCGAAATCCATCAGGCGGAAGCGGGACATATCCAGCCCTTCGGTCAGCGTGGTGAAGGCTGCAAGTTTATTTTCCAGCGAGGCGACCGCCTGGGCGACGCCCATTTCCGGCGAACGGTAGCGGTGAGCCAACTCGCTGATCACTGCCAGCAGCGGCACTTCCCACATGATCACTTCCCGCCACGGACCTTCAAGGCGAATATCCAGCTTGCCGTTCTCGTTGGTCACGGTGACCTGCTCCGGCTTATAGCGGAAATCACGCAGCCAGTTCAGGTAATCGGTTTTAAAGAAAGGCAGGCCAGAAAGCCACTGGTATTCATCGTCCTGCAGCGTCAGATGCTGCATCGCATCGACCTGTTCACGAATGGAGTCTGCGTAGATACCGAGCAAATCGTCACCACGGCAGCGGAATTCCGCCGCGACGTGAACGTCATAGTAATGGTGGAAAACGGCTTGCTGCATATGCAGTTTATACGCGTCGGTATCCAGCAACGTATGCAGAACCGGAGAAGCGAATTGAGTCATAGGTGCGCTGTAGCATCCTCTCACGGGAGCGTTTAGTACAATAAACAACTCCGGAGTATACCTTGTTTAGTGATTTATTGAACCCCGATCACAACATAAGCACACTTTATGGTCGAGGGCATTTTGTGCCCCGTGTTATACAAATGTAGCAGTAACGATGCTAACCACTTGAATTTAAGGTTTTCTACTGCGCTACTACCATGCTTTGGGGCAGTGATGGGGCAGTGTGTGAAAGCGCCTGGTTGAGCAGAGCAACCTGCTCTCCACTCTTCTCTGACATCCACTTTCCATACACCTTGTAAACCATCTGTGCATCGGTATGCCCCATCTGAGTTGCTATAAAGTTCGGGTTAGCACCAGCTGATAATGACCAGCACGCATAGGTATGCCGTGACTGATAAGCGTTGCGGTAACGAATACCGGCGCGCTTGATTATCGGAGCCCAAATTTTATTAATCGAATTAACCGCGTAGTGATATCCTGTGCGAGACCCACGTTTGACGCATTGAGGGCTGAAAACGAAAGTGCATGGATGTATGACTGACTGGCCATATTCACGCAAATTCACTTCAACCTCATGCTGCCGGCCAAGGCGCGTCAGTTGGGCCTGATCCCTAAGGGCATCAATAGCTGGTTGTATGAGATAAATCACCCTGTCAGTGCCTGCCTCAGTTTTTGGCAGGGTGAACTCATACGTTTGGGTAAGGTTGCGCTTAACCGTAATGGTTCCCGCGGTGAGATCGATGTCTTCCCATGCAAGACCACATAATTCCCCATGCCTCATTCCGGTATAAACGGCGACGGTCCAGAGATTTCGCATCTGCTGGTGGCCGCATGCCTGAATGAACCTGATGAACTCGTTTGTCGTGAGTGGATCTGGTTCGTCTTTTGCCTTCCTGAGACGGTTAATTCCGCTAAACGGGTTTTCCTTTGCGTAGCCGTTATCAGATCCAAACTGGAAGATCTCGGCCATCAGCATCATGTAATTATTCACCGTGGAAGACTTCCGGCCTTTTACCTGTGTCCGGTGATCCTTCTTCATTACATGGAAGCCCGTCAGCAACTCCTTCCTGACATACAGCAAATCTTCAGTGGTAACCGCTGAAACCATTTTATTTTCGCCGATGCGCGGAAGCATGTTTTTTATGATGGATTCGTACCTACTCATGGTATTAGAGCTGATCTCCATTCTCTTCAGCTCTGACCATCTTTCGGTAAGCTCCAGCACAGTAATTTCCTTTCTATCCTGACCGAACCGAGCAAGGTTCGGTGAGTTTGGGAATTTTTCTGCATAGTTAAAATTCCCCATCCTTATCGCAAAACAAACTGAAGAACGCAGCTCACCAGCTATCTTCCGATTTTTTGCTGTGTCAGGGACACCGAGGTTTTCCCTGACACGTTTACCTTTATACAGAAACCAGATGCGGAGCGAACCGCCGTGGTTTTCGACGCCTGTCGGGTATGATGCATTAGCCATTGATCCCTCCTGACGTCCAGGAGCGTGGATGAGTGTACTGCTTTTCATGCTGTCTTCGCACCTGGTTGATTTTTTTTCTGCGCCTCGATCCACTGATCAACGGCTTTCCTGTTATACATGCATTCGCTCGAAGGCTTGGGATTACCATCTGGTGAAATGTGCAGGTACTCGCGGCCCAGCATCCAGGATTCTTTTCTGGCGCGGGTGATGGTTCCGGGCTTGAGCCCGGTAACCGCAATCAGAACCTTTTCGCTAACCCAGTCATTCGGCACCAGAAGAACGATCTCAGCACTGGTTTGCATGGATCTCCTCCATTTTCTCTTTAGCCAGACGCACGCAACGCGCAAAAGAGGAGGGCGTTACAATTTCGCGCAGAGCCTGAACAAGGAAGTCGTTGTGCTGCTGGTGCAGCTCCAGGTTGCGCTCTTTTTCCTCATGACGCAGAACTGCCAGACGAGCTGTGATGATTCGACGCTTCCCTTTGATCAGCCGCAGCGCGTTTTCTGCCTTTTTGCGCCATGTACTCCAGTCACTACTGCTGTTCGATCTCGCCAGCTGCTCTTCAATACTGAGCTGCGCTTCTTCTGCGTTAACAAGCTGCTGCAGGCAATCGCTGATAGTGTTCAGGTTGTCTGTCTCGATTAATGTCTTTTTCATTTTCAATCAATCTCTTTTTTACTGACACAATTTTCCCAGCCACCGCTGCTATTAACCATTTCCCCAAGCCTTGATAAACAGGCATTCATCCAGCGGATCCCCCTTGGAGTTAGGGCTGGCACCGTGCCCCAGTCGATGAAGTCCGTATTGCTGCGATGCATATATTTGATGAGGTCCAAAATGTTGATGTAATGTGCTCGCCTCTTATCCAGATCCCAACCCTTGTCTGCCAGATACGAATCGATGAATCCCTGCAATGCTGGCTGATTAAGCGAAATATCACCGTACTGGTGGCGATAAACCGGGCGGCGGTGCAGGCTGACCAGATAAAACAGATACGCATCGCATACCCATACCAACGCCTGCTGGTGAGCCAACTCAACAGAGCCGGCCGGAACCCATATATCGTTATTATTCAAAGTTACCCCTCCCACCCAATCGCCTGGAACAGGCCAATCTTAGGGTGATACCAGCGTGTGCCGCGCGGTTCAGCTTCTGACATCATCTGGCGGAACGCGGCCATAAACGGCTCCAGTTCGACGATAGCCCTCCTGGACAAAAGCCCGTCTGGAGTCATAAATTCGTGCGTGTCTGTCGGGATGCGGTAGGCATTGACCAAATTCCGGCACTTGGCGTCACTCATTCCGCTTTTGGCTACCACCTGGCGGTAACCGACATATCCGGCGCGCATGGTCCCGCGTTTGATGTTCTCCACAGCTTCTGTGACCGTTTCGATCTGCTCTTCAACATGATTCAGGCGCTTCTGCTGGCGAACGGCATCGGCGGCCATTGCGGCGATCATCTCGATTTCCGTCAGCGGCGCACGAGGGCGGAAATAGCTGTTAACCAGTTCGCGCTGAACCTGCCAGGCAAGATCATCGTTAAATGGCTTCGTCAACATCAGGTAGCCTGATTCGAAAAGCACAATCCCTGACGGTGCAAATTTAGAGAATGTCCCTTCCGGGAGGTCCGTACGTATTACGTCCGCACCTAATTCGGCATAGTCCACACCGTTGATGAAATGCTCACGGTTTCGGTTGAAAGCTGCACGCGCGGTTCCTTCCGGGCGCTGGTGGACTTCATCAATCATCGCCAACGTCACAACGCGCTGACCGCGATATTCGACTGCTGGAAGTTGCTTATTGTTGATCGTTACTGTATTCATGCTTTTACTCCAAACGCGCGGCGCAGCGCTTTCTTCATCTTTTTGCCGTTATTTACTGAGCAATAAAGCTCTGCCAGTTCCTGGGCCATCATTTGCTCGCCAGTTTCTTCATTGACGAAATACTGATTAGGGTTGTTTTTGATGAACTCCTTCACCATTGGCAGCGCAAGAAATTCATCCGGACTGTAAATTTTCGACTGGCGCCGCCGATGCTTTGCGTTTGGCACTTTGTGTTTGGACTCAACCGCAAGGATGTTTGCATTATCCTGGTTGCTCATTAACGTACTCCCTCTGGTTTACTGGCCTGGAGCTCTGCCTGCTCTTTCACATAACGGTCGTGCATGGCGTCCCACTTCTCACACCATTTCGTCATGTCACGCTTACGTGCCAGAATGCGGCGAAGTCTCCGCTCGCAACGCTGGTGGGCGGCAAGATACTCAGCCTTTGTTTCCCCGTCTCGCCATACCTCTCTGTCATCGCGATCAATACGTACCGGCGGGTGACGCTGCGGAAAACCCGAACGCTCAAAAGCCTCGGTGGTCATGAAGAAAGCCAGATAGCGGATCGCCGTATCTCGCGTGAAGCATTTTTTTATACGTCCGTGGCGTACTGCTACGAACAGTGGGCCAACAGGCGTATCGTGTTGCTGTAATGCCAGGTCGATTGCGCTGGCGATGCGTTTATCAGTCATTTTCTGTCCTTCAATTTTGAATAGCGTTCGTGACTCATTACTTCCCAGTTCTTGCCGCCATCGCGGGAGAGTAGCCGCCAGCGATGGTTAACTTTGAGGCTCAAATTCCCGGAGCCGTGCATTCGGCAGGGGTGAATGCGCCTTGCCCTGAACTGGCTTAAAACGTGTACCGCTTTGAGGTGAACCCACTCAGGAATTCGTATCGCTGTAAGTGCCATCAGATCCCCCCATTTCATGACCCTCCGTTTTCGGAGCCTCCACTTTTTGTTTTTTGACGAACTCAACCAGCTCAGAAATGAGCTCGTCGATTAACTCCTTCCCGCTATCCGTAAGGAATTCACCGCTGCCATTAACATCAACAGCGCTGCTGTAAATTCCCTTGATAGCTTTTACGCCTTCGACATTCCCGTACTCACTGATCGCGAGCCTTTCGAATTTTCGTAATAATCCATCGAGAAGAATCTCTGTTAACTCGACCGTGTTAATACCGCCTTTATTGAGCTTAATAACAAGGCAGTTACTGCCCGTTTTACGCTGGTGGCGTAATAACGCTGCTTTTAAAATTCGGCGTCGATAGGTGTTGATTAAATTATCCATTGCGGCGCGCCTCCTCCTCTAAGCTCATAACAATCTTCTCTTCTTTTTCGGTCCAATCATGAATTTCGCCAGCAATGTCATAAACAAGAGAGCAAATAGTTTTAAGTTGGAAATGGTCCAGTTTGTCGTGATATTCAAATAATGTTTGCGATAAACCAGCCAGTTGCTCGGCTTTGATATTCACAACCTGAATGTCTTGCCTTTTTAATAAGCTCATAATTACCGTCCATATGCTTTTTTGAGATAAAGACGAGCGATTACCTCGTAACCGCAAGCCGCATAAAGGCATGCTGTTCTATATGCCGATTTATTAATGATGAAAGTTATACGAAGCGCCTCACAGCCAAAGAAGCGACCACCCGACCGTGAATTTTGATTTCTTTCTGTTCATCAGCATTAAGGGTGAAAGTTTCGTAATGATGGTTACCAGAGATGATTTTTAATGAGCCATCAGCTAATGGCTCAATTCTCTTAATGAAAAGGCATGGGCGACCAAAAGCATCCATTGTGTAAACATAAATTCCAGAGGTAAGCGCACTTCCACCGCAATCAACGAAAGCCACAACCTCACATGGTTCGATGGTCGGCTGCATTGAATCACCTTCCATCCGGCAGCTTTGAACGCGGTTGCCAAAGTCATTAATGTTGTCAGATCCGAACAGCATCTGAGGTGTTTTAACTGGCTGATTAATTGCGACGGAATTTTGCATTTTCATTTCCTAAGGGTGAGTTTGTCCCCACCAAGAAAGGTGTTAATTAAATAATGTTAATTAATTTTAAATTTTGTCGGCTTGCTTGCAGATGGTTTCTTGCAAGTCGTCTAATTTTTCATAAACGATAGTTAGTGTACCGATAGCCGACAATTCCGGAGGCATGCAATCCATAGCGTTAGATAAAGCCATTCTGCAATTGCCAATATCAGCAGACCATGAGTTAAGTTGATTGGACGTTATAATACTTGTTGGTTCTGTAAATTCACCGCACTGCTCGTTTCCTGAAATGAGCCACAGAACATCAGAATGAAGAATGTTAGCCAATTGGATTAACTGGTCAGCAAACGGAACAGTTTTTTCCGTTTCCCAGTTGTTAATGGTTTCGGTTGTTAAACCAAGATGATCAGCCAAAAAATCCTGAGAGAGTCGAAGCGAAGATCTTTGATTTAATATTCTTTTGCCGATGGTTTTGGCTACGGTGATTTGAGTATTCATTTCATTGGCTCCGTTGTTTGCCGATGAATGAACTTTATCTCAAAGATAAATTTTGGTAAATATCTTTTTGATAAATTATGATAAATTAATGGTTATGATATTGATATATATAGTAAATTATTTTGTGCAGGGCATAAAAAAACCAGCCGAAGCTGGTTTTTTATATGTATGAGTCTCACCCCAAACGGTTGTATGACATTTGCCATCTACCGACAACTAAGCCCTGAATGTGAAACTCGCTTTGATCAGTTTCAGATACAAACCATTTTTCGTAAGTTGAATTATCGCTGATGACTACCAGCTTGTCCTTAAGCAGCTGTAAGCGTTTGATATGAAAGTTGTCACCATAAACGAACGCATAAATCCCATCACCTATCAACCGGTTTACCGTAACGTCTATAACGACAAGATCCCCAGGGAAAATAGTCCCGAGCATGCTATCGCCGACAACCGTGCAGATTTTCAGGGAGGTAGGGCTACGCCCACCAAACATCCTTTTAGCCTCCTCTGGATCAAGTTCAATCGATTTAACTATTTCAGGATAGTCCATGTTCATCCTGCCACTTCCGCAACTGAACTCAGTGTCCAGCACCTCAATTCGGTATTGTTGCTGATTTTTTGTCAGTGGATTTATGAAAAAGTTAGGCTTGGTACCAGATGCATCAACATCTGCTCTCTTTGAATCCATCCAGCCATGGGGCAGGCCCATACTTGACTCAATTCTCCTAGCTATTATGTCACCAATGTTACGAGAGGCGTTAGAGCCAGATAACTGACTCAGTTGAGAAGGGGGTATACCAATTTTTTCAGCAATTTGTGCCTTGGTATAACCTTCCACGATGTACTCACCAATCAACCTGTTTAGGTTCTGACGTCGAATGTTTTTTATGTCCATGACCAAATACTCCCACTTTTTAGCAATATGATAAATACCCAATTTGATAAATTTATCTTGCCTCATAGTTATCGTAAAGATAAACTTTACCAAAATGATAAATTGAGGTGTGGGTATGGAAAACGAACTTCTTTCCTGGCGTCGTGCTTCCACTAAAGAAGAATGGCACGCTTTGGCAGTTAAGAGCGGTACATCAATAGGATATTTGAATCTTATTGCCTACGGATACAGAAATGCGTCACCAAAACTTGCAACTTCTATTGAAGCAGCAAGTAGAACTTTTGTGGGTAAAAAACCCATCAAGCGAGAAATGCTTGTTTTCCCACATCCGGGCAATGAGGTGTGACATGTCACATCCAATCACTACCGAAAACCAAGTTAAGCCATTGGATATCGATTATCGCGATCCGCGCGGGGTGATTGTGCATGTCACCGGCTGGAATCGGGATAAGCAGCAGGTGTATTTCACCAGGCAGAATTATCCGCATGAATGCATGCAGCCTGTCTGGAAGTTCCAACAATATTTTACAAAGGTCTCGGAGGCGCAAAATGCGTGATTACGGAAAGGTGTCGTCTGAGTTTTGGTTAGACCAGAACGGCAACAAATGGAAAGTGCCCACGATCAAAGGTCGCCTGAAAATGCGCGTACCCTGCCATCGCGCACTACGCGAATTTGTTCTTTGGCGCGACGGTTTCAAATGCCGTCATTGTGGTAGTCAAGACCGCATTAAATTGGTCGCAGATCACATTGTATCGCGACGTAACGGTGGGGCTCACCACCCAGACAACATGCAGTGTTTGTGTGATTCCTGCAATGCGCGCAAGGCATCCCTGGTTGATGCCAAATTCCAGCCAAGGCCTGATGTAAGTGAGGTTATTTGTTCTGATGGAGGGGTGATTGATGGCACGCATTAGAACAATTAAACCTGAGTTCTGGACTGATGAGAAGATTGTCGAATGCTCATTTGAGGCGCGCCTGATGTTTATCGGAATGTTCAATTTTGCCGACGACAAAGGCAATCTGGTGCGCTCCCCGAAGCGTATCAAGATGCAGATTTTCCCTGCGGACATGATCGACTGCGAGCCGTTAATTAAAGAACTTAGCCTGGCTGGGTTAATCAGTGAGTATTCAGTGAATGGTGTTGAATATATTCACATTGATGGTTTTTCTAAACACCAGAAAATTAACCGACCATCCGCAACAACAATACCTACTCCAGAAGAAGTCGCTGATAGCTCACGGAAACCAGCACCTAATTACATGGATGGTTCAGTGAATGATGATGAAAAACAAACATATGATTCACATGCAAGCAATGGAGTTAACACTGAGGACTCACTGAGTGCTCACGGCGAACTCACTGACGGAAGGGAAAGGAAGGGAAGGGAAGAGGAAAGGAATAAAACTAATTTGTCCGATTCGAATCGGACTGATGGCGATAAACCTGACGAGTCGAAAGGGAAACCTTCACAGGAAAAACCTGATTCAGAATCAGATGATGCTGAAGGCCAAGATCCAGTCGATGTCGCTTTCGAAAATATTTTTTGGGGGGCAGGTCTGAGAAAGGATGCCAAGGTCAAGGCTAAGTCAGCGTTCAGGACCAAATATCGCGACTGGAAAAAAGCGAACCGAGGTACGCCTGAGAACTTCGCCGTTATGCTGGCTGAAGATATCAGCCTCCGGGTGAAAACACAGCAAATGGGGTTCGACAAACTCCTGCCAGCGTCATACCTGAACGGAGAGCGCTGGAACGATGAAAAACCAAATGGAGCTCCTCAGATATCCGCAAGCGCAAACGCCATCGGTGGGACAGGGGCTTCCTGGTTCGCAAAACCAAGTGACGGTTCGGCTGAGGTATTTATCAGCCAGGCAGCCATTGACCGCATGAAGCGCGGAGCTAACCGCCCATGAAAAGAATCCTCAAACGTCTACTGGTTGCTGGCTATAACCGCGTCTTTTTGCGTGAGGAATTCGTGACTATGTGCTTTATAAAATTCGATTTACGGAGTGTGTGATGACCCCTGCTGAGTTATCTGAAAAATTGTGGGACAACGCCGAAAGAGTTGCGAAATACCTGCTTCCACGAGGACACCTCGAGGGCAAGGAGTGGTGCGCTGGTAATACCAATGGTGATGCCGGTAAGAGCCTGAAAATCAATCTCGGTGGTAAGAAGACTTGGGCAGATTTTGCAAGCGGCGACAGCGGAGACCTGCTTGATCTTTGGGTGCTGGTGCGTAACTGCCAGCTGCACGACGCTATGCGGGAAGCGAAAGAGTTCCTTGGGCTGAAGGACGACGATAACCACTTCGAGGTGAAGAAAAAAACCTTCTCACGGCCAACCAAAAAAGGCGTTAAAAAGGCGAGCCATTGCTACGACTACCTCTCTTCCCGTGGCATCACCCGAGAGACAGCTGATCAATTCCGTGTTTCAGACGCAGTCGTCTGGTACCACGATGAAAACCGCGAAATTCCGGCAGTGGCGTTTCCGTATCTTCGCAACGGTGAGCTGTTGCAGGTAAAGCGAATCGGCACTGAACGACCAAATGGCAAAAAGTTGATCATGGCTGAAGCTGATTGCGAGCCATGTCTGTTTGGCTGGCAGGCTATGGACGCGAAAGCTCGTGCTGTTGTGCTTTGCGAAGGAGAGATTGACTGTATGACCTACTCGCAATTCGGTATCAGTGCTCTATCGGTACCGTTCGGCGGTGGAAAAGGGGCCAAACAGCAATGGATCGAATACGAGTATCACAACCTCGACCGATTCGAAGAAATTTGGTTAAGCCTCGATAACGATGATGTAGGGCGCGAAGCCGCAAAAGAAATTGCTCGTCGTCTAGGGGAGCATCGTTGCCGCCTGGTAGAGCTGCCGCACAAAGATATCAATGAATGTCTGACCTCCGGGATGAGCGAGGATGAAATCTGGCACTACTTGGGGACCGCTAAATTCTTCGACCCTGATGAACTCTGCTCTGCGGGTGATCTCCTTCAGGAAACACTGGATGCGTTCGAGCATCGAGATGTTGGATTATTTTCCAGCCCGTGGGATTCGCTGAACAGTAATTTCAAATTCCGCGCCGGCGAGCTGACGCTGGTTAACGGAGTAAACGGCCACGGAAAAACCGAGCTGGTGGGACATATCGCCGTCAATGCCATGAGCCAGGGAGTCCGGGTATGCATTGCCTCGCTGGAGCTTAAGCCTGGGAAAATGTTGGCTCGTCTTACCCGGCAAACCATTTGTAGAAAAAACCCAGAACGTACTGAAATCATCATGACTAACGAGTGGTTTTCTGATCGTCTTTGGGTGTTCAAACTCACTGGAACAGCCAAGGCCGATCGACTGCTGGAAATATTTGCCTATGCCAGACGCCGCTATGGAATCGATCTTTTCGTTATCGACAACTTGGCAAAATGTGGACTCGATGAGGAGGACTACGGTGGACAAAAAGAATTTATCGATACCCTCTGCGACTTTAAAAACGAGCACAACTGCCATGTTCTGCTGGTAACGCATGCCAGAAAAACAAACGAAGCTGCACCAACAGGGAAAATGGATGTTAAAGGCACTGGCGCTTTAACTGACATGCCCGACAACGTTATGGCCGTCTGGCGTAATATCCCGCGCGAACTGGCCCAGCGCAAAGCTGAAAGAATGGGGTATGAGAGTCTTGATAAGGACGAACAGACTGCTATCCAAATGCCCACCTCGATGATCCGCCTGTTGAAACAACGTGAAGGAGAAGGCTGGATCGGAGACATAGGGGCTAACTTTGATTCCCGCTCACACCAGTTTATCGAGGGTGATAAAGGGCCCTTCAATTATTTGGCCGGCAAACAGCAAAGTGAAATTGATATTGAGTGGGAAGCCACCAACGCAACGAGGTATTAAAATGGATCGTCTAATTAGAGAAATGTCGTATCTCTTTACCAAGCAGCGTTTTTTGGAGCTTCAGGAAACGGCAAAAGACATCGCAATCGGTCATAGTGATTTCCCTGAGTGTTTCGGTCTTATTGCTGACGCCATCGCTGAATTTGTTGAAGACACTCCTGATGATGAGTGGCGAGAGCATGAAAAAATCCTTATGCACTACGTTGCTATGCGTGTTCTGACGCTGTGGGGTAACGGCGATAAAATGACTGATGTCCAGTGGGCGCACCCTGGCTGGTTTGGCACTGCTGAAAAGGGGGAAACCATTCAATGAAGTTGGAAACATCACTCAAACATTTCAGCCCTCAGGGAATGCACATCAGCGACGACGTGAAAGGAACCTCTCCGGACCGCCTTACAGGAACAGATGTAATGGCGGCGATTGGCACCACCAGCAGCCGTGCGCGCTTCGGCCTGGCTGCTTTCTTTGGCAAGGCCGGCATCAGCAAAACAGATGAACAGCTCGCAGTTCAGGCGCTGGCTCGTTACGCGATGGAAACGGCACCAAAGAATGTTCGCAAAGCAGCTGGTGGGCATTTTGGATGGTGTATGCAGATGCTGGCGCAATTTGCCTTTGCTGATTATTCCCGTTCGGCGGCTACCAGCGTGACGTGTCACAGCTGCAGCGGTACCGGACGAACAACCAGCGAGCAGATTACCCGCAAGGTTTCGTACCCATGGGGTAAAGCTCCATACTGGGCCTGCCGCTCTCGTGCTGTTCGACCGTCTGACTGGGAGCAGTGGACGGAGGTAACAGAGGTTGTACCGGCGGTCTGTGATGCTTGCGATGGCATGGGAACGATCAGCGCCCGTTGTCGTTGCGGCGGTAAAGGCGAGGTTCTAGACCGCAAAGCGACTAAAGACCGCGGCGCACCGGTTTTCAAAACGTGTGAACGTTGCTCTGGTAATGGCTTCTCTGCTATCTCCTCGGCGACGGTACACCGTGCCATTCTGAAGCGTCTCCCGGACCTTCATCAGTCCTCATGGTCACGCAACTGGAAACCCTTTTATGAAATGCTGGTGGACACCCTGCGGCAGGGGGAGCGTCACGCGGCAGTAGAATTTGAGAAGGCAACAACTTATTAATATGATCGGAACAAATGGCGACACTTTTTTGCACGTTAGTGTTGACTTTGCATAAAACTGTCCTGTATGCTTCTAATCGTGGAAGATACCGTCCAAACGAAATTAATCATTGAAACCCTGCCTCGGCGGGGTTTTTGCTTTTCTAAGGCTGCCAATGGGTGGCCTTTTTTGTTTCCCCTCGTTCTGAGAGGACTCATGGCGATGATGTATTGACCGCTAGAATGGATTAGTCGTAACTTATTATTGTGGTGAATCCTTTCTAAGCGAAAGGGCGTTCCAGTCAACTGCTATCTGCAGGTATGCGCGCGGCTTTGCTGACTGGGGTAGAGTCACCGGGAGGCACCCGGCACCATGACAATAACAATATAAGTTTCAAATTCCTTGAGAGCCTGCTATAAAAAGCAGGCCTTTTTTTATGGTTTTGTAATCTGCTGCTACGCTTTGAGTTGTGAGATGCGCCTACCTCTCTGGGGGTTCTCCTGAACCTATAGTGAATCAGCCCGATACTGTCTCACTCAGGTCAGTTAGCAAGACTCACGACTACCTACCTTACTTACTAATAGTCACTCATTAGCCCGCCTTCAAAAGCGGGCTTTTTTTATTCCCCTCATCACTGAGAGGATTCACGGCAATAAGAGGGGGACTAGATGTCCGATCCTGTTTCTGGCACGACAGTAGCGGCTGGTGGTCTGATGGGGGCCAGCGTGTTCGGCCTGGCAACCGGCATAGATTACGGTGTGGTGTTTGGCGCATTCGCTGGTGCGGTGTTCTACGTCGCTACGGCGGTTAATATCAGCCGCCTTAAGCTGGTGGGCTACTTCATCACCTCATTCATCTTCGGCGTTATCGGCGCGCCACTGCTCGGCTCTTACTTCTCCAAATGGACGGGGTATAGCGACAGGCCACTTGATGCGCTGGGCGCGGTAATCGTAGCCGCTATTGCTATTAAGCTGCTGACGTTCGTCAACAGTCAGGATTTGGGTAGCCTGTTTGGAATTCTCTCGCGTTTACGTGGTGGAGGGGCCAGCAATGGTAACAAGTGATCCGAGTGCGATGGCAAACGCAATTATCTCTGCTGTTATCGTTATTGCACTGATGTTCTACCAGCGCGGCGGGGCGAGACACCGCCCGCTGATATCGCTGATGGCTTATTTCACGGTGCTGGTATACGCCAGCGTACCTTTCCGTTATCTGTTCGGCCTGTACCATGAATCGCACTGGTTTGTGGTGCTGGTGAACGTCCTGATATGTGCTGCCGTTCTCTGGGCTCGGGGAAACGTAGCGCGCCTGGTTGACGCACTGAGGCACTAATGGACCAAACACAATTTCAAAAGGCGGCAGGTATAAGCGCCGGTCTAGCCGTGCGCTGGTTTCACTATATCGATGCTGCAATGAAGGAATTCGGCATAACCGCGCCGCTCGATCAGGCCATGTTTATCGCGCAGATGGGCCATGAGTCCGGCGGTTTCACCCGGCTGGTGGAAAACCTGAACTATTCGGCAGAAAACCTGGTACCTACGTTCGGCAAGCATCGCATCACCACCCAGCAGTCCGCCGCACTGGGCAGAACGGCAACGCAACCGGCAAATCAGAAAGCGATAGCCAATCTTGTTTACGGCGGTGAGTGGGGCAAAAAGAACCTGGGCAACCAGACCGCAGGTGATGGCTGGAAATATCGCGGCCGCGGCCTGAAGCAAATCACCGGGCTTAGCAACTATCACAGTTGCGGCCAGGCGCTAAAACTGGATCTGGTTTCTTATCCCGAACTGCTGGAACGAGATGAATACGCTGCGCGCTCCGCTGCATGGTTCTATGTCTCTCATGGATGTCTGCTCCATCCTGGCGACGTGGAGCGCGTGACGCTGCTTATCAATGGCGGCCGTAATGGTCTTGATGACCGTCTGCGTCGTTTTAACCTTGCGAAATCAGTGCTGGTGTGAGGCAACTATGGGTATTGAAACGATAATCGGACTGGCGGCTGCGGTGATAGCTGCCATCGCTGGCGCTTTCGGCCTGGGCCATATTCGCGGCACTAGCAAAGCTGAAGCGAAAGCCGACCAGCAGCGCACGGAAGAAAAGGCCGCCGCCACTGAAGCAGTAGCCGAACGCCGGATAGAAGCAACGAGAGAGGCCAGCAATGTACAGCAGACAGTTAACCATATGTCTGGCGACGATGTTGATCGCGAGCTGCGCGACACGTGGAAGCGCGGCTCATAAGGGGTGAACATGAGGAAAACAATCGACTTAACCGGCGTTAAGTTCGGCAAGCTGACTGTGCAGTCCTACGCCAATAAGGATAAATCGGGCGTTTCAATGTGGTTGTGCGGTTGTGAGTGTGGAACAGAAAAAATAATCAGGTCAAACGCCTTACGCTCTGGCAGGACACAATCTTGCGGTTGCATGTCAGGTGTAAAACACGGGCATCGCAGACCGTCAGAAACTTCTCCCACTTATATCAGCTGGCTGTCAATGCAGCGGCGCTGCAATTATCCCGGCGATGCGTATTACGTAGATTATGGTGGTCGTGGAATTTCAGTCTGCGAGCGCTGGGGTAATTTTGAATCTTTCCTGAAAGACATGGGTGAGCGTCCGGCAGGTCACACGCTTGATCGAATTGATGTAGATAAGGCGTACTCACCAGAAAATTGCCGATGGGCTACACCCAAAGACCAGGCAAGAAACCGACGAAGTAACCATATGCTCGATACACCAGCAGGTCGAATGTGCATTACCAAAGCAGCCGAAACCTATGGTGTAAAAGTAAAGACAATCGCGCACCGATTGAGCAGGGGATGGAGTGTTGAAAAGGCGCTGCTAACTCAACCATGGCAGGGCAACAATGAATAAATATTTTATGTTTATCTCTATGCTTTCCGTGTCAGCATTGATTGCTGGCTGTGTTGGTGGCCATCCCAAGCCCAACTATGTATTCGTCCACGATTCCTGTGACTGGGTAAAGCCAATCTACCTGACTGATCACGATATCGACGCTATGGACCGCCAGACGAAGAAAGACATCCTGGCGCATAACAAAGCGTGGCAGGCTAACTGCCAGAAACAAACCAGCGCCTCGCAATAGCGGGGCTTTTTACTATCCGAGGAAACCCCATGACCGTTCGCGCTAAATTCCGCTGCCACTTTATTCAGAAAGCAGATGGCGATTCACACCGTACAATTCACATGAGCCCCGTGACCGCTGACACAGAAGAAAACAAGTCATGGTCAAAGTACACGCCTGGCGGCCAATTGCAGCTGGTTGTCTCGAACCCGGCTGCATTCGAACAGTTTGAGCAGGGCAAAGAGTACTTCATCGATATTCAACCAGCGCAGTAACCATTACAAAGCTCATCTGCGGGTGGGCTTGATAATGGTTATCCCCTCAAGCGGATAAGCTGACAAATATCCCGTGTAGGGGATAGTCATTACAGCAGGCATTCACTGAGTGCCTGTGATAAAGCTTTCAGATACAATCACCTCAAAAAAGTGGGGTGAGTATGAATTCTGATTATATCTCTTACGAAGCGTTAATTTCAGCCCGTGAAACTGCATACTGGGCAAAAGTATCTGCATACGGGGCTTGGTTTTCAGGAGTGGCTACTTTTTTAGCTGTTATCACTTCGCTGTTCATTGCTTTAATCAATCGAAGGGCTTTTATTGGAGGAAAGGTTAAATTCGGGCGTATCATGTCTGATGATGATGACCGGAGGCTGATAGCAATAACAGTTGTTAACCGTTCATTGCATTCGATAAAAATCAAAGCCATTTACTGGTATGTTGGCGGAGAAATTGAGCTTCAACAGCTATTTAGGAATAAAGAGTCTGATCGACTTCCTACTCGTTTAGAAAACGGAGATGAAGCTAATTATCGAATTATTATTGATGCTGATGAAGATTGGTTCAAAAGAATGGCCGTGCGGTTGAAAAAGCTAAATTTTCATCCAAATAAAATCCGTTGCGTTATAACACTTTCAACTGGTGAGCGATTTCGCTTAAAGGTGGATAAACGGCTAAAAGAAAAAATCCTTCAATACATGTAATTGATCAAAAACGGGTCGCGAAAGCGACCTTTTTTATGCGCATCGCACGCGCACATCAAAGAAAGTCTTTCAGCTGTGAGCCTGGGCAAACCGTTAACTTTCGGCGGCTTTGCCGTGCGACAGGCTCACGCCTAAAAGGAAATAAATCATGGGTCAGAAAATCATTACGTTGTCCGGCGCTGCGACGGATGTTCTTTATGCGCTGTTTTTTCGTGGTGCGTTGACTGGTGGAGATCTGCCATCTAAATCTGGCGCAGCTGAGCTTCGAGAACTGGGGTTTGCTGAAAGTCGCCATACCGCTACAAAATATCACGAGAAAAACTTCTTCACGTTCCTGACTGCTGAAGGGCAGGAGTTTGCCATTAAGCATCTGGCAAATACTCGCTTTGGTGTTCCCGCTGGTGGTTATATCGGCTGCCCTATAGATGAGCCAAGAGACGGCATCAATAGCTACTGCCCAATTGAAGACTTTAAATGGGGCTGGTTTGTCGATAAATCAGGGCAAGCCTACATCCATAAGGCGCTGATCGGTGATGGCGTATTGTCTACGGGTTATAACGTGAAATTGAACGTGAGCGTCACCGACAAGGGTAAGCAGCACGAAGCTGGCATGGCACTCGATGTTGACGATGGTAAAAGCCGCGTGAAGATTTTGGCTGAAAAGTTTGCGGTTGCCGCCAATCACCAAAACGCGTTAGAGACCGCCTTACAGCAGTCCATCAAAAAGGTTGTGGACGAAACTATTCAACAAGCTATGCAGCCAGGCGGTGCGATCTGGACTTCCTTACGGCGTGGAATCTGACGGGAGGTTTTATGCAGGTCACTATTGATGGTGTCCCATACACTCCCGCCAGCGTCGTTTCATCCCGGATCGGCATTGCCATTTCGACACATCAGCGCGCAGACGTTTTAAAACGTTCACTCGAACAGCATCTGAGGCACCTGCCAGCCGGCGCGCTGGTGGTGGTAGTCGATGATGGTTCAAAACCTGCCGCAGTAGTGCCTGACGGCGTGCAGCTGCGTCGCCATGAAACATCACTCGGCATTGTTGCTTCGAAGAACGCCAGTTTAACCGCGCTGATGGACGCCGGGTGTGAGCATATCTTTTTATGGGATGACGATGCTTATCCGATCGCCGATAACTGGCATCTTCCCTACATCGAATCACCCGAGCCGCACCTGGCTTACCAGTTTCTGGATCTGGCTGGCCGCAATAAGCTGAATGACATGTCTGTGCTGTACCGTGACGATCAGCATGTGGCGTACACCGGGCAGCGCGGCGTGATGCTTTACTACCACCGCAGCGCCATCGAGAAGGTGGGCGGATTCGATCCGGTTTATGGTCGCGGTATGTACGAGCACAGCGACCTCGCCCTGCGCATTCATAACGCTGGATTGACTACGTGGGCTTACGGTGATGTGGTCGGTTCAGAAAAGCTGATCCATTCTCTCGATGAGCATGAAGCCGTAGAGCGTTCGGTACCGCGTCCCGACAGACAGGAGCTGGTGGAACGTAACGTGAAGATCCACAACGAACGGCGTGATGCCGGTTTTACTGGTTACGTTGAATACCGCCAGCAGCGTGACGTGGTAATCACAACGCTGCTCACCAGTCAGCCTGACCCGCAGCGCGGCACGAAAATGGCGGCCTCGCCTGACATGCTGAGCAAATGGGCGGCCTCGCTTCGCCAGTGTGGTCGTATAGCGCTGGTGGATGAATTACTGACGGCCCCGGCAGATGTTGAGCTATGTTGCGTTCCTGACGTGAAGATGAATGTCTACTTTCGTCGCTGGTTGCACATCTGGCAGCACCTGCGAGATCACCCTGAATACCGGTTCGTCTGGTGTACCGATGGGACCGATGTCGAAATGCTTCGCGCACCGTGGGAAGAAATGCAGCCCGGCAAGGTTTATGTCGGTTCAGAACCGAAAACATATGCTGACACCTGGGCAAAGCAGAACCATCCAGAGCGTATCTATCAGGAGTTCATCGAAGCGCACCGCAACGATGTGATGCTAAACGCTGGTCTGCTGGGTGGTACCCGCGCTGATGTAATGGCGTTCGCTCACGGCATCATCCGTCTTTACTACCGGATCGAGAGTTATCGTTTCTGGAAGAAAGAACAGGCTGGCGCCGCGGTAGGGGACATGCTGGCGTTCGGCATTGTCGCTAAGTCTTTTGGCGATCGCATTGTCACCGGCCCCCGCATCCACACTATTTTTAAGTCCGATGGTGTCGGTAAAGAGTACGCTTTCTGGCGCCATAAATAATTTCATTATCCTGAAAATCCTTTAACCGGGAGGCATTGTCATGGCCGTAAGAAAGACGACTGAAGAGAGATTTTGGATAAAGGTTGATAAAAAAGGTGAAGAAGATTGTTGGTGCTGGTGTGCCGCAACGGTGAAGGGCGGTAGCGGAGAAAGAAAGTTAACTTATGGGGTTATTGGTACAGATCGAAATGCCTCTGGTAACCCAAAGGTTCTTTTAGCCCACCGGGTTTCTTGGGAAATGCATAATGGGCCAATACCGGAAGGTAAGTATATAGACCATATCTGTCACAACACCTTATGTGTAAACCCTCATCACCTCCGACTTGTATCACCAAAGCAAAACGCAGAGAACCAATGTGTTGTTGATTCCCGCTCAACATCTGGATATCGCGGCGTATCGTGGAATAAACAAAAAAATAAATGGCTTGCTTACTGCAATCATGAAGGAAAGCGTTATCACGCTGGGTTCCATGAAACAGCAGAGTTGGCAGCTGAAGCTGCACGTCGAGCCCGCAACAAGGTGTTTACCCATAATGATGCAGACAGATATTAAGTTCTGTGTTGTTGGCCACCACGCCAGGCGACAACAGGCTGAAGCGCTGGCCATGAGTATTGGCGCACACGTGCTTATTGATGACGGTGACCACGGTGCGAACTGGAATCATCGGCGTGCGCTTGAGTGGGCAGCAGAGCAAACATGCCGGGTGGTAGTGTTGGAAGATGACGCGCTGCCGGCACATGGATTTACCGAAAAGGTAACTGACTGGCTGGCTCGTTTTCCTGACGACATGCTGAGCTTTTATCTCGGTACCGGGCGGCCTCCACAGTATCAAATGCAGATTGCTGAGCGGCTAACCGTGGCTGATAAGACACGCGCTGATTACATCACGCTGTCGAGACTCATTCATGGCGTTTGCTATAGCGTCCCGCCTGAGCATGTGCATCGCGTGCTATCCCGTTGGGATAACAGCAAGCCCGCCGATTACGCTGTGGGTGATGCATGGGGTGGCTCAGTGATCTATCCGTGTTACTCGCTGGTGGACCATGCAGATGGTGAACCGGTTGAGCGTCACCCTGACTCAGCGCCACGCACAGAACGCCGTCGGGCGTGGAGGCTGGCGTGAATAAAGAACCACGTATCTACGGCAGCAAATGGGACAGAGAGCGTCTTGTGTTCCTCCGTGCACATCCTCTCTGTGTGATGTGCCGGGAGCAGGGAAGGGTGGCAGCAGCAACGGTTGTAGACCACATCATTCCGCACAAACTGAAAGAAGCTCTTCGATCTGGCGATGCGGCAGCCATAAGCAAAGCTCAAAAGCTCTTCTGGAGCCGCAGTAACTGGCAGGGCCTGTGCAAGCAGCATCATGATTCAACGAAGCAGAGGATGGAGAAGCGCGGCACCATCATCGGCTGTGATGAAAGCGGCCTTCCTCTTGATCCTACGTCGCACTGGTTCAAACGATAACATTTCTCATTCGTGAGCCGTCAGGGGAAGGGTGGGGTAAAAGTTCAGGACTAATCCCCTGAATGACCGCCGCCCATCCTTTTTGTGCACAACCGCGAAATGAAAAGTTTTTTTCCGGGAGGTTCCGATGGCAGGACGACGCCCGAAACCGACCCACCTGAAAGTGGTAACCGGCAACCCGGGCAAACGAAAACTCAACGACAAAGAGCCCACACCGGCGCGAGAAATCCCAAGCCCTCCTGAGCACCTCACAGACTGGGGGAAGGTTGCATGGGGAAAACTCACCGTGCTGCTGGACGGTATGGGGATTTTGACCATTGCCGATACGCTGGCGCTCGAACGTCTCTGTGATATTTACGCCGACATTCTGCAGCTGCGCCTGACAATCGCCGATGAGGGGCGAACGTACACCGTGCAGACCGAAGGCGGATTTCTGATCAAAGCGAACCCGGCTGTCGCCATGCTGGCAGATGCCGATCGCCGTTTTAAAAGCTACCTGGTTGAATTCGGTCTCACTCCGGCCGCCAGAACGAAGGTGAAAGTTGATGGTGGAGAAAAAGAAGAAGACCCGCTCAACCAGTTCTTCGGTTGATCCTGCAACGCGATACGCGATGGATGTGGATTCCGGTAAGGAAATTGCCGGACCAGATATCCGAAATTCCTGTAAACGTCACCTCAAAGACTTGGAATCCTGTCACGCCCGCGGCCTGGTGTGGGATCCTGCCGCAGCTCAGCGCGCTATCGACTTTTTCGCAAAAGTGCTGAAGCTCAACGGCGGTGAGCATGAGGGGAAGCCATTCAACTTGCTACCGTGGCAGTGCTTCATTGTAGGCTCGATTTTTGGCTGGAAGAACTCGGATGGTTATCGCCGATTTCGTATGGTTTACGTCGAATCTGGTAAAGGTTCAGGAAAGTCACCACTGGCTGGCGGAGTGGGGCTCTACTGCCTGGCAGCAGATAAAGAGCCTCGAGCCGAAATATATGCCGCAGCAACGAAAAAAGACCAGGCCATGATCCTGTTTCGTGATGCTGTGGCGATGGTGGATCAGTCACCGGCGCTGGCTCAGCGGATCAATAAATCCGGTGGGTCCGGTAAAGAGTGGAATTTGGCCTTTCTTCAGACGGGATCTTTCTTCCGGCCCATCAGCTCTGACGACGGGCAGTCTGGACCGCGTCCGCATTGTGCCCTGATTGACGAAATCCACGAGCATAAAAACAACCAGGTCGTAGAAATGATGCGCGCTGGTACGAAAGGTCGTCGGCAGGCATTGATTTTCATGATCACCAACAGCGGCCACGACAAAACCAGCGTCTGTTATGACTATCACGAGTACGGACGAAAAGTTGCTGAAGGATCTATTGAGGATGACAGCTTCTTTTCATTCATCTGTTCGCTTGATGAAGGTGAGGACCCGTTCAAGGACGAGTCCTGCTGGAAGAAAGCCAACCCGTCGCTTGGTCACACCTTCACAGACCGTTATTTGAGGGAACAGGTAACCCAGGCGCGCGGCATGCCGTCGAAAGAGAGCATTGTGCGCCGCCTCAACTTCTGCCAGTGGGTTGATGCTGATAACCCATGGATGAGCAGCGATGTGTGGATGGGGTGCGAAGAGGATTTCGATCTCCATGAGCTGCAGGGTGAAGAATGTTTCGGTGGGCTTGACCTTTCCGGAAGCAGGGACCTTACCGCCCTTGCGCTGTTTTTCCCTAAAAAGAGAAAGCTGCTGGTGGAGTTCTGGACCCCAAAGGACACACTTTTGGATCGTGCCAAAACGGATAGGGTGCCTTATGACGCCTGGGAGCGCGACGGGTACATCCACACCACGCCAGGTAAAGCGGTGAAGTATGGATTTGTTGCCGAACGTATAGCCGACCTTTCCCAGATGTTTTTTATCAAAGCGATCGCCTTTGACCAGTACCGTATTAAGTACCTTGAACCTGAGCTCGAAGAGGCCAGTGTCTCGGTCCCTTTAATCCCCCACGGTCAGGGATATTACAAAGCCCAGGAGTCAGGGTTATGGATGCCGCACTCTATCGAGCTTTTCGAACAGCGGCTTGACGACTGCGACATCATCATAAAAACCAACCCCTGTTTGCGCTGGAATGCGGCATCCGCTGTGACTGAGGCTGACCAGAAAGAAAACCGCATCTTTGCCAAGAAGAAAAGCACCGGCCGTATCGATGGCGTGGTGGCTTCAGCTATGGCGATCGGTGCATCTGAAGGGGAAGTGGAGGAAGAGGGAGATGTCGATGGATTTTTTGACGAACCGATCATAGTGGGTATCTGATGGCTAAGAACAAGCAACCCGGGCGCGTAAAAAGCGCCCTGTTAAATTGGCTGGGCGTGCCAATCAGTCTTACGACAGGTGAATTCTGGCGCGAATGGTATGGCACCAGCAGCAGTGGCAAGGTGGTAACCGCTGATAAAGCGATAAAGCTCTCCGCTGTCTGGGCGTGTGTCAGGCTGTTAAGCGAGTCGATTTCAACACTTCCATTGAAAATTTACGTGCGACAGCCTGATGGCTCGCGAAAGGCAGCGACAGACCATCCTGCCTATTCGGTGCTGTGCCGTCGTCCTAATTCCGAAATGACGCCATCCCGCTTTATGTTGATGGTTGTCGCCAGTATTTGTCTGCGCGGGAACGCCTTCATAGAGAAGAAGTTCATCGCAAACCGCCTGATATCACTGGTGCCCTTGCTGCCACAAAATATGGTGGTGAAGCGACTCCCCAGTGGTGCACTGCAGTACAAGTACACCGAAGACGGAACGGAACGTATGATTCCCGTCAAAAATATGATGCACATCCGCGGATTTGGTCTGGACGGTGTATGCGGCATGATGCCGACGATGGCAGGTGTCGATGTATTTGGTGCGGCTATGTCGGTGGATGAAGCGGCGGCGAAAATCTTTGAGAATGGACTCCAGAGCACCGGATTTTTGTCCTCTGAGAATGCGCTAACGAAAGAACAGCGTGACCGTCTGCGTCAGAACCTTCAGTCATTTATCGGCTCAAAAAACGCCGGAAAACTGATGGTGCTGGAAAACAAACTGACGTATCAGAATGTCACCATGAATCCAGAGGCAGCTCAGCTGCTTGAAAGTCGATCTTTTAGCATTGAAGAGATTTGCCGCTGGTTCAGGGTGCCGCCTTATATGGTTGGACATACAACAAAGCAGAGTAGCTGGGCATCCAGCCTGGAAGGAATGAACCTCCTTTTCCTGACCCACACACTCCGACCTCTGCTTGTGAATATTGAGCAGGAAATTGGCCGGTGCTTACTCGACAGCGATGATGAAGTGTTTGCAGAGTTCTCTGTTGAAGGTCTACTGCGAGCCGATAGTGCCGGTCGCGCGGCATACTATACCAGCGCGCTTCAAAATGGCTGGATGTCCCGTAATGACGTTCGTCGTCTTGAGAACATGCCACCGATTGAAGGGGGCGACATTTACACCGTTCAGCTCAACCTGACACAACTGAAGAACCTTGAGAACAGTAATCCTGCCGTTCAGGCACTGGCGATCAGGGAGCTTCACAATCACGTATTCCCCGACATTCCATATGAGCAATCGCCTCTAAAGCAGGCCGCTTAGGAGCATAACCCACATGACAAAAAAACAACTTCCGGCTGCACCGGCGGGTCGTCCCTGCGCGCGTGTCACCTGTGAAACTTTACCGTCTGCACTGGATCGCTGGGACGGTGGGATCAAAGCTGCGGCCACCGACGATAACAGCATTTCTGTTTTTGATGTTATCGGGCAGGACTACTGGGGCGAAGGGGTAACAGCTAAACGTATTGCTGGTGCGCTTCGGGCTATGAACGGCGCCGACGTCACGGTGAATATCAACTCACCGGGCGGCGACATGTTCGAAGGTCTGGCTATTTATAACCTGCTCCGCGAATACGAAGGCCGTGTAACGGTGAAGGTGCTGGGCATTGCCGCCAGCGCCGCCTCGATAATTGCGATGGCCGGGGATGATATTCAGATTGGCCGGGGTGCCTTCCTGATGATCCACAACTGCTGGGTATATGCGATGGGAAACCGCCATGATTTTGCAGAACTGGCACAGTCACTGGAACCCTTCGATACCGCTATGGCTGACATCTACGCGGCGCGCTCCGGCCTTGATATGTCCGCTGTCCAGAAGCTGATGGACGCCGAAAGCTATATCGGTGGCAGTGATGCCGTGGCGAAGGGACTGGCAGACAGCCTGCTTTCTGCTGATTCGGTCAGCGACGGCGACGAATCGCCTGCTGCCGCGCTTCGCAAACTTGATGCATTGCTGGCCAAGACCAACACACCGCGCTCTGAGCGCAGAAAACTCATTAAAGCCTTATCCGGTGGCATGCCTGGCGCTGTCACCACCAACGACGGTACGCCGGGCGCTGCCGAAGACATCAAACCTGAAACCATCAATTCACTTGAAAGCGCCCTGGCGGCGTTAGTCAAATAAGGACCCTTTATGTCTGAAGTAAACGATATTCTGAAAAAAGTCACGGCCAGCATCGAAGAGGCAACTGGCAAGTTCAACGCGAAAGCAGAAGACGCACTTAAAGAGGCGCAGAAATCCGGCAAGCTGTCAGAAGAAACAAAGGCAGCCGTTGATAAAATGGCTTCTGAGTTCAACGCCCTGCGCGACGCAGAAAAAACGCTGAAGGCTGCGATGGGGGAACTGGAGCAACATGTTGCTCAGATGCCGCTGGCTAACGCGAAGCATGTTGTGGAATCAATAGGCCAGCAGGTGATCTCTGCTGAAGCGCTGAAAACCTTTGCTGCAGGTGTTGAAGGTGGCAAACGTATCAGCATCCCTGTGAAGGCTGCCCTGACTTCGGTGGATGTGCCTGATGGTGTTGTGGAGCCACAGCGCCTGCCGGGTATTGATACGGCACCGAAACAGCGCCTGTTTATCCGCGATCTGATTGCTCCAGGTCGTACTTCCTCCTCTGCTATCTTCTGGGTGCAGCAGACGGGCTTTACCAATAACGCGAAAGTGGTTCCTGAAAACACGCAGAAACCATACAGCGAAATTGAGTTTACGCCGAAAATCACTGGCGTCAGCACCATTGCCCACCTGTTCAAAGCCTCTAAGCAGATCCTGGATGACTTCGCACAGCTGCAGTCCACCGTTGATGCCGAAATGCGCTACGGGCTGAAGTACGCAGAAGAGCAGGAAATTCTCTTCGGTGATGGTACAGGCGTGCATCTGCATGGCATCGTTCCTCAGGCGTCAGCGTTTGATCCAGCGTTCACTGTTGAACAGCAGAGCGGTATTGACGATCTGCGTCTGGCAATGCTGCAGGTGCAGCTGGCGCGCTTCCCGGCTTCCGGTCATGTCCTTCATTTCATTGACTGGGCGCGGATCGAGCTGACAAAAGACAGCCTGGGCCGCTACATCCTGGCTAACCCTGCGGCGCTGACTGGACCGACTCTGTGGGGCCTGCCGGTTGTTGCCACCGAAGCAGCGGCATTCCAGGGTAAATTCCTGACCGGTGCTTTCAACGCAGGCGCGCAAATCTTCGACCGCGAAGATGCGAACGTGGTGATCTCCACAGAGAACGCCGACGACTTCGAGAAAAACATGCTCACCATCCGTTGCGAGGAACGTCTGGCGCTGGCCGTCAAACGCCCTGAGGCATTTGTATACGGTGCATTCCGCACTGGCGCTGGTAGCTGATGAAATAGCGGCCTTCGGGCCGCTTTTACAGGTGGGTAAATGAAACTGATTGCACTTAAACCGATTTATTTCGGCGGTACCGTCGTTACTGAGGGGCTTCCGCTGGAAACTCTGGAACAGCACGGTCGCAAGCTCATCAAAAAAGGCTATGCGATGCTCGATGAATCAGAAAATCCTGCAGAGCAGGAACAGCAGCAGGAACAGCAGCAGGAACAGCAGCAGGAACAGCAGCAGGAACAGCCGGAAGTAAAAGCGGACAAGAAGGCGAAAAAATAATGGTCGACCTTGATGTGGTGAAACAGCACTGCCGCATTGATACCGATTTTTCCGGAGACGATGCCCTGCTGACTTTATACACCGGTGCGGCGGCGCGTTACGTCCAGACATGGACAAGGCGAACGCTCTATGAAAACCAAAGCTCCCCTGGCTACGCAGACGACCCGGACCCGATTCTACTGAATGATGATGTTAAAGCGGCCATGTTATTGCTGATAGGTCACTGGTATGCCAACAGAGAATCAGTTTCCGTCGGTCAGACCGTTGCAGAGGTCCCGTTTGCAGTTGAAGCCTTGCTGCAGCCATACCGAATTTACGGGGTATAGGAGGACTTTATGCAGGCCGGAAGACTGAGAGACAGGGTGGTGGTTCAGAACATCACAACATCCAGAGATCCTTCTGGCCAGCCTGTTGAAACATGGCATGACGGCGCAGAAACCTGGGCAGAAGTAAAGGGGATTGGTGGGCGCGAGCTGGTAGCCGCCGGTGCTGAAACCGCAGTCGCCACTATCAGGGTATGGACACGATTTCGTAGCGATATCACTGCAGCATCCAGACTCAGGGTTGAAACCGGACCGTTCAAAGGCGCTATTTTGAATATCATTGGTCCGCCAATACCTGATTCTCGCGGTGTTCAGCTCGAAATTTTATGCAAGCAGGGGGCCGAAAAATGATTGAAACGAGCCTCGATTTTTCCGGGCTGAATGACATCGCAAAGGATCTGGAGGCGCTTAGCCGTGCTGAAAACAACAAGGTTCTGCGTGATGCCACGCGCGCCGGTGCCGAAGTGCTTAAGGAAGAAGTGATCGCACGCGCACCAGTGCGCACCGGGAAACTGAAAAAAAACGTGGTGGTGGTGACCCAAAAAAGCCGCCGCCGCGGGGAGATTTCTTCCGGTGTCCACATTCGTGGTGTTAACCCGCGCACCGGAAACAGCGATAACACGATGAAGGCGAATAACCCGAGAAACGCCTTTTACTGGCGCTTTGTAGAGCTGGGCACTGCGAACATGCCTGCGCATCCTTTTGTGCGACCCGCTTACGATACGCGCGAGGAAGAGGCCGCCAGCGTCGCCATTGCCAGGATGAATCAGGCTATTGATGAGGTGTTGAGCAAGTGAATGAAGATGATATCTACGCTTTGCTTTCTCCCCTGGCAGAAGGGCGGGTATATCCCTACGTTGCGCCATTAGGTAGTGACGGGAAACCGTCTGTCTCTCCACCATGGATTATCTTTTCCATCGTCGATGATGTTTCCGCTGACGTGCTGTGTGGCCAGGCAGAGAGCAGGGTTTCCATTCAGGTAGATGCTTACTCAACCTCCATCAAAGAGGCGCGCGCGCTCGTGGAAGATGCTCTAGTGGCGCTACGGCCACTAAACCCGACGGAGGTCGCCAGGCTCCCCGGATACGAGCCCCATCGACGACTCTACCGCATGACCCTCGATTTCAGGGTTACCCCCTGACAATTAATTCACCCAACGAACCCGCCTGATGGCGGGTTTTCTTTTTCCAGGAGACAGCTATGTCTGCACTTTATGAAAAATCGCAGCTGACGAAGATCCTTATTTCCTCTGCGCCAGCCACCAAAGAAACGATGGACTCTGCAACCTTCCTCGATCTGAGTTGCACCATCAAAGAAATTCAGTTCACCGGTGGTCAGAAGCAGGATATCGACGTAACAACACTTTGCTCTACCGAGCAGGAGAACATCAACGGCCTGTCTTCTCCGTCAGAAATCTCTCTGTCCGGCAACTTCTACAAGAATCCGGCGCAGGACGCCTTGCGTGAAGCGTATGACAACGATACGACCTACGCGTTCCAGGTGATCTTCCCTTCCGGCAAAGGCTTTAAGTTCCTGGCTGAAATCCGCCAGCACACCTGGTCTTCCGGTACCAACGGCGTAGTGGCGGCAACGTTCTCCCTGCGCCTGAAAGGTAAGCCTGAAAACATCGAGTCTGGCTCCTGAGAGGTCGCATGAAGAATATTAAAAATCTCGCCCTGGCTAAGATGTCGGGTTTTCGTCATAAGACGGTCGCCGTTCCTGAGTGGGAAGGCGTCAAAGTGGTTCTCCGTGAGCCATCCGGTGAAGCCTGGCTTCGCTGGCAGGAAGTGGTGAAAGCGGGTGCTGATGATGAAAATGTGTCGGTATCGGAAAAGGCACACCGTAATCTTTGCGCTGACGTGGTGCTCTTCATTGACGTCCTGTGCGATACCGATAAGCAACCGGTATTCAGCGTTGACGAAGAAGAGCAGGTGCGTGAAATTTACGGACCCGTACACTCACGCCTGCTCAAACAGGCGCTTGACCTGATTAACAACGCGGACGAAGCGCGGGAAAAGTCTCAACCCCCGGCGTAAAGTTTCTGATGTCGCTTGCGCTCCGGATGGGGCGCACGCTATCAGAACTTCGGCAGAACATGACGGCAAGCGAGCTTCTGATGTGGATTGAGTTCGACAGGCAAAGTCCGGTTGGCGATATTCGCGGTGACATTCAGGCCGCCCAGATTGTCTCTGCCCTGTACGGCGCACAGGGGGTAAAAGTGCCACTGGACGATGCGATCCTGCGCTGGGGGGGTGACGAGCAATCAGCACCAAAAGACCCGTTTGCTGGGCTTGAGGCTGCGTTAATGGCTGCATCAAATTAGGGCGGTAAACCGCCCGTAACTTAGTTTATTTGCGATAATATAAAAACTATAAAGCCTATAAGAACTATAGCCCCTATAACTTTACCTATGTTCTCTGCCACATTTTCTGTCTGCTGCGCCTGCGCATTCAATTCTGAAGTTTCATCTAAGATTGTATCAGTAATAGCGTTAAATTCTTCGGAAAGAGTATTGTAAATACAAACTTGAGCCTCTTCCGGCTCATTTTCAAAAAAATCGTTAATGACATCATTGCTCTCAAGTGTGGCTATATGAATATTCTCACCTAAAGAGGATATATAATCAAAATAATCACACTGAGTTTTTGCTAACCCTCTTATTTTTAAGCGGTTAGGTTTATAGGAAAGCGTTCCATCTTCCTTTTCCCTAACTTCGTAGTAGTCATCCGGGTTGCCGGGAACTTCAAAGTTCAAGCTCAACATATATGTCTCCATGTGCAAAAAAAAAGCTAAGCCTCTGAGGTGTTAGTCCGAGTGGCTATTCTATTTTCATTATTAAGGTACAAGAGATGGCGGCTCTACGCGAACTAATAATTAAAATCTCCGCGAACTCTCAGTCTTTCCAGAGTGAGATTGCTCGCGCCTCACGAATGGGTGCGGACTATTACCGTACCATGCAAAATGGTGGTCGTCAGGCCGCCGCGGCTGCCAGAGAGAGCGAAAGGGCATTATCTGATCTGACCGCTGGATTTGCATCTGCTGGAAGGGCTGCTGCCGCAGCTACGGCAGCTTTTGCAACGGGTAAAATTGTGCAGATTGCTGATGAGTGGAACTCCGTAAACGCTCGTCTTAAACAGGCATCATCTTCTGCTGATGATTTTGCCGCTTCACAGCGTCAGTTAATGGAAATCAGCCAAAGAACCGGCACGGCATTTTCAGATAACGCAAACCTTTTTTCCCGTGCAGCTGCTTCAATGCGTGAATACGGGTATAGCTCTGATGAAGTTCTGAAAATTACCGAGGCTGTTTCTACCGGCCTCAAACTTTCTGGGGCTAACACCCAGGAAGCGAGTTCTGTTATCACTCAATTCAGCCAGGCTCTGGCACAGGGCGTTCTTCGTGGTGAGGAGTTTAACGCTGTTAACGAATCCGGTGATCGCGTTATTCGCGCACTTGCCGCCGGAATGGGCGTGGCCCGCAAAGACCTTAAGAGCATGGCTGACCAGGGGCAACTTACGATTGATAAGGTTGTTCCAGCATTGGTAGGCCAGTTAGATAATTTGCAAGATGAGTTCAAAAGCTTACCACAAACGGTTTCTGGTTCCTTGCAGAAGGTTACTAACTCATTCATGCAATGGGTTGGCGGTATTGATCAGGCTACCGGCGCAACGGCAGGTTTGTCTGGCGGGCTGGATAGTTTAGCTCAAACTCTGGATGCGTTCACTTCTTCAGCTGTTAGTGGTGCCTTGAATGACGTTGCTGACAACATGTCCACAATAACAACAGTAGCAGGGGCGCTTGTTGGCGTTGGGCTGGCAAGATATCTCAGCGGAGTTGTAACCAGCGCCACGAGTGCAACAGGTGCACTAATTTCAGCAGCGAAATCAGAGGTAGCACTTGCTGTTGCGCAGGATAAAGCGGCTCAGTCTGCTGTTGCAGCTTCAAGGGCTGAAGTTTATCGAGCCCAGCAAGCTGTTCAGCGTTCACGAAGTGCAGATGTCCAAGCTGCTCAGCAAGAGAAAATTGCGGCAGCGGAAGCAAAGGTTACAGCAGCTCAAGCCAGGCTGACTACTGCTCTTGCAACTGGCACCGCTACGGAAAAAGTCAGGGCCAGGACTGCGCTTGAACGTGCACAGGCAGGGCTGGTGGCAGCTAAAAACGCTGATGCCCAGGCTGTTGCAGAAAGGCGCTTGTCCGCGACACAGGCTTCCTTAAGCCGGAACCTTGCAAACCGCGTCTCGACTCAGAGCAATCTCAATAGCGTAACATCTGTCGGTACTCGGCTGATGAGTGGTGCGCTTGGCCTGATTGGCGGCGTGCCTGGTCTGGTGATGCTGGGAGCAGGCGCCTGGTATGCGATGTATCAGAATCAGGAGCAGGCTCGTCGTTCTGCACAGGAATATGCCAGTCAAATTGACGATATTAGAGAGAAAACATCTCGCATGTCCCTATCGGAAACGGATGACAACCGTGGCAGGACTGTTGGAGCCCTTGTCGAGCAAAATCGTCTGATTGATGAGCAAGCAAGGAAGGTTGGTGACCTGAAGTCTCAAATTGACGATCTTAATGCCTCCCGTGGTAAGCCGGGCATTACCAGCGAGAACGATGCCAATATTTTAAGGGCTATCGCGATTGTTACTGATCAACTCGCGGTTGAAGAGGGGAAATTGAATGATATGCGAGATAAGTCTCGCGGAATTCAGCAGGCCCTCGAAGAAATAGAGCGGCGTCGTAACGATTTAATACGCGAACAAGCCTGGCGACAGAATGCGGTATATCAATCGATGATCATGATGAATGGTCAGCATACTGAATTTAACCGTCTGCTGGGTCTGGGAAATCAGCTATTAATGGCCCGGCAGGGGCTGGCTAACGTCCCACTCAGACTGCCTCAGGCCGACCTCGACAAAAAACAAACCGATGCACTTGAAAAGAGCCGCCGGGATCTGGAGTTGTCACGCCTTAAAGGTGAGGCCAAAGAACGTTTACGGCTGAGTTATGCCGCCGATGATCTGGGATTAACCAGTGACCCTCAATTCCAGACAGGCCGTCAGGAGTTGATTAATAACGGTCTTGCTGAATGGCGGAATAATGAGGCCAACAAACCTAAGGCGAAGGGTGGTAAAACCGAAGGCGAGAAAACCGAGGATGTGTATAAGCGCCTTATCAAGCAGCAAAAAGAGCAGATTGCCCTGCAAGGCCAGAATACTGAACTGGCGAAGGTTAAATACCAGGTCAGCCAGGGCGAGCTTGCTTCTCTGACAGAAGCCCAGAAAAAGACGGTATTGCAGAATGCTGCGCTCATTGACCAGGTTAAATTGCGTGAGCAACTGCGAAATTACGAAGCCAACCTTGCTGACAGTAACGCCAGCGCCCGCGCAGCCAATGAAGCGCAACTGCTGGGCTATGGGCAGGGAACCAGGTTCCGTGAAAGACTTCAGGAGCAGTTCAATCTGCGTAAGGAGTTTGAGCAGAAGAATACCGATCTTCTCCGCCAGCGTCAGGCTGGTGAAATCGACGAGACGTTCTATCAGCAGGGGCTGGCACTTAATAAGCGCTACCTCGAAGAGCGCCTGCGCGACCAGGAGGGATATTACGCAGCTTCTGATGCGCAGCGTGACAACTGGATGACGGGCTTGTCTGAGGGTTATGCGAACTGGGTGGACGAAGCCACTGATTATTCTTCCATGGCCGCTGACGGCATGAAGCAGGCCATGGGTGGCGCGGTCACCACGATCACCGACATGCTCAATGGCAACGTTGACAGCTGGAAGGACTGGGGCGTGAGCGTACTGAAGATTATCCAGAACGTTCTGGTGAACATGGCTGTTGCTAATGGCGTCAGCTCAATTGGATCACTGTTCAGTTTTGGTGCCTCGTCAGCCGCAACCGCCAGCAGCGGTACCGCTATTCAGAATGCTGGCGCGAACTTTACCTTTAATGCAAAGGGTAATGTTTACGACTCTCCGTCCCTGAGCGCTTACAGCAATGGCGTTTTTCAGACACCTCAACTGTTTGCTTTTGCTAAAGGCGCAGGGATTTTCGGCGAGGCAGGTCCTGAAGCAATCATGCCCCTCACGCGGGCACCTAATGGTGATCTTGCCGTTCGCGCAGTGGGGATGCCGCAGGTTTCTGGTGGCGTGCCTTCAGTTAACTTTGGCGATATCAATATTCAGGGCGGATCATCCCAGGCGGCCAGTCAGGGAACAGCCGGTGCCGCTGGCAGACAATTGAAAGATGCCATCACTGGCGTTATTAACGAGCAGGCCAGCATGCCGGGCTCGCCTCTGTGGCGATTAATCAAGGGAGTTTAACCATGGCAGTCGAAACCTTCAGCTGGTGCCCAAAGGTTGCCTCTCAGGTTGATACAAGTTTTCGTACCCGAAAGGCGCAGTTTGGCGATGGCTATACACAGGTGGCCGGGGACGGCATCAACCCGGTAACACCTCAGTGGAGCGTGAGCTTTACCGGCGACGAGGCTTACATTCAGGCCATTAAAAACTTTCTGAACAGACATGCAGGGTGGAAGTCATTTATCTGGAAGCCACCGCTTGATCCTTCAGGTTTATGGCGCGCGGAATCCTTCCAGATATCTACCCACGGCAACAAAAAATACACCCTCAGCAGCACATTCATACAGGCATACCATCCATGAGTATTTCATCTGATGTCCAGAAACTGGAACCGGGTAAGCGCGTCCGCCTGATCGAGGTGGACGGCTCAGCGTTCGGTGCGGGTATTCTTCGCTTTCACAACGAGACAATCCCGCATACCGAGGCGGAAATCATCGCCGCAGGCGGCGACGAGTCAAAACTTGAGCCGAAGTCGGTGTGGTGGCAGGGGCAGGAGTATGGCGCGTGGCCGTATGAACTGACCGGCATATCTGTAAGCAGTGACGGCCAGAGTTCACGGCCGTCACTCACTGTTGCAAACATCAGCGGTACGATTGGCGCGCTGTGCCGCAGGTTTCAGGGGATGGCTAAAGCAAAGGTGATCATCCATGACACCTTCGCTCACTACCTGGACGCAAGAAATTTTCCTGGCGGGAACCCGACTGCGAATCCCAACGAGGAGCGCAAACAGGTTTATTACATCGACCGTAAATCAGGGTCAGACGATGAAACCGTAGAGTTTGAGCTTTCAAGTCCAGCCGATTTGCGAGGGCAACTCATTCCGACCCGGCAAATTCAGCCAATGTGCACGTGGTGCATGCGGGGCTGGTACAAAACCGGGAACGGCTGCACCTACGCCGGGCAAAACGGCTGGTTCGATAAAGACGGCAATCGGGTGGACGATCCTTCACAGGATGTTTGCTCCGGATTGCTGTCAACGGGCTGTAAACCTCGCTTCGGAGAGAATGAACAGCTGGATTATGGCGGGTTCCCAGGCGCTTCACTTCTGAGAGGATAATCATGCGCGACAAAACAGTTAGCGCCATTCTGGCCCATGCCGCCGCATCCTTCCCAGAGGAGTGCTGTGGCGTGGTTATTCAGAAGGGGCGGGTGGAGAAATACATCCCCTGCAAAAATAATGCTGAGTCGCCGACTGAGCAATTTGAACTTAATCCTGAGGATTATGCGGCCGCCGAAGAGCAGGGCACTGTGGTGGCGATCGTCCACAGCCATCCCGGCGACGGGGCAACAACTCAGCCGAGCGAGCTCGACATGCTGATGTGTGATGCCACGGAACTGCCCTGGATTATTGCATCGTGGCCGGAGGGCGACATTCGCACCGTCATGCCTCGCGGAGACCGTCCCCTCACAGGGCGCCAGTTTGTACTCGGGTATGCAGACTGCTGGTCTCTCATCATGGACTATTTCCGCATCGAGCACGGCATTGAACTGCCCAACTACAGCGTAGATCGCCACTGGTGGGAGCAGGGTGAAAACCTCTATATGGATAACTGGCAGGAATGCGGTTTCCGTGAGTACGACGGTCCCGCTCAGCCAGGTGACATGGTTATCATGCAGGTTCAGTCCACCGTCCCGAACCATGCCGGGATTTTGCTTGATGGCAACATGCTACTGCATCACATGTATGGCCAGCTAAGCCAGCGTATTCCCTACGGTGGCTATTACCGTGACCGTACCATCAAAATTCTGCGTTATAAGGATTTGATGTAATGGAAAGAAAAACCGTTATCAAACTCAGCGGCTCAATGGCTCAGCGATTTGGCAGGACACATCGCCGTGCACTAACGTCCGCCAGCGAAGTTTTCAGGGCGCTTTCTAACACCATTGACGGCTTTGATGCTTATCTGCGTGAAGCTCGGGCAAAGGGACTGGATTTTGTTATTTTCCGGGATCGTCGCAATATCGGGCACGAAGAGTTTGAACTCCTGGGGCCGGGTGATGAGTTAAGAATAATCCCTGTGATAAGGGGTAGTAAAAGAGCTGGAGTTTTCCAGGCGTTGCTCGGAACGGCTCTGGTCGCTGCTGCCATATGGATGCCGGGAGTTAGTATCGCAGCAAGTAACCTCATGTTTTCCGTTGGTGCCGCAATGGCCGTTGGCGGTGTAGTGCAAATGCTCTCTCCTCAGGTTTCAGGTCTGCGAATGCGTCAGGAACCTGATAACAAACCCTCCTATGCGTTTGGTGGTCCCGTTAACACGACAGCATCTGGCAATCCCGTTCCCCTGCTTTATGGGCAACGGGAAATTGGCGGCGCGATTATCTCCGCCGGGATTTATGCAGAAGATCAGCAATAAGCCTCATCCCTGAGGCCGGAGAGATGTTATGGATAAACAGCTATTTTTACAGCGGTACAGCCTGGCCACTGATGATTTCAGAGTTCAGCCGTTTTGTGGTTTTCACGAGACTATCAAACATTGTTTCAAGCGAGATCCAGGCATCTTGGATGCCATTCCCGTAAGCCTGGAAATAGATACAGAATCTGTGCCCGGTCAACTTGTTCCCGTCGGGGGTGATGTAGTCCGTTATGAGGGGGCTGATGCGGAAGGAGCCTTTTCTAAAATCGGACCTTTCTATCTGAAGGTATATCGATAATTTATCGTAAACCCATATGATTGCTTCTTTGTTTGCATTCATTTCTATCTGTCGAAGGAAAAATTCGAAGCGGCCTGTTATTCCATGTGTACACCTGAATAAGGCTGCTGATGGATCATCCTTAGGTTCTCCAGAGAGCATACAGTCAGTGCTTTCCAGGGCACTTCCTGGACCGTTTATCCATCTAATAAAATCGTAAAAATTTTGTACCGATATTTGGTCTGCGTGCTCTACAAAGTCTTCTAAATGTGTAGTGATGAGTTCGGGGTGCTCTCTAAAATTATAGTATTTCCCCGCTTTATACTGATGTCCTTCGGTTGCACCCCATGGTTGGGAACGTCTTCCGGATTCCGTTATTTCAAAGGATGACACGACAATCATTTCACTTTCCTTAACCTATTTGATCCAGACGAAAGTTTTATTTAGTAACTACAGCAAAGTATCAACATACCCAGGGCTGTAAGGAATCAACATCCTGATATTCAAACAGTAGCCACCTTAAGGTGGCTTTTTTATGGGCGAAATATGACAACGACGATCATCAAAGGCCGCGGTAAAGGTGGCAGCAATCAGACCCGAACGCCTGTTGAAGCACCGGACAGCATTCAGTCCATTGCCAGGGCAAAGGTGCTGATTGCTCTTGGAGAGGGTGAGTTCGCTGGCGGGCTTGATGCTAAAAACATCTTTCTTGGTGACTCATCTTCGTATACGCCCCTTCAGAACGCCGACGGAAGTTATAACTTCAATAATGTAAAATACGAGTTCCGTTCCGGCACTCAGGACCAGGACTATATTCAGGGCTTCCCCGGCATTGAAAACGAACTTCAGGTTTCATATGAGCTGAAACAGGCTGTGCCGTACGTGCGCGCGGTATCCAACACGCAGCTCTCTGCGCTGCGAATTCGCCTGGGGTGGCCAACTCTTTTACTCCAGAAAAACAACGGTGATAAAGTCGGCACCCGCGTTGAGTATGCTATCGATCTGTCTGTCGATGGCGGGCCGTATGAAACGGTGGTTAACGGTGCGGTCGATGACAAAACCACGTCGCTTTATGAGCGCAGTCACCGCGTTAACCTTCCAAAAGCCTCGACTGGATGGCAATTACGGGTTCGCAGAATCACGCCGGATTCCACGAGCGTGAATATCGTGGACACCATGCGCGTTGTAGCTGTAACTGAAATTATTGACTGTAGATTCAATTGGTCAACGCAACAGTTATGTGAAAACATGGGGTTGCGGAGGTTTTTTGAATGA